AAAGAGATGATGTACCAAGATCAATATCTGAATCTGTTACTGGAGAAAAAGCTCCGTCTGCAAATGTAACTTGATTAGCATTGTTAGCTTTAACAGTAATAACATTAGAGCCACTAAATGTAATAGATGTATCTGCATCACCATCGCCTACAATAGAGTCTAAAGATATAGAGCCAACATTAGTAATGTTAACATCATTAAATGAAGCACCACTTGTAAATACGGCTGCTTGAGGAAAAGTCACCGCTCCTCCGTCTGCTATAGTCATAGCATCATCACCATCTGTAAATTCTATAAGAGCTGTTTGTATTGAAGCAGTAGTTTCTATTATTCCACTTGTTTGTAAATTTAGAGAAGCAAAAGCATCAACCATCTTACCGCCAGAGCCAGCACCATCAGCATAGATAACTTTAGTTTTACCAGAAGGTATAGTAACTGTAGCACCACTACCTTGTTTAATAATTATTGATTGAGAACCAGATGTTCCATTTTCTATAATCCATAGTTTTGAAACTGTGTTAGGTGCAATTGTAATAGTACAAGTTGAATCTAGTGTACCTGTGTATTCTAGATACATAGACCTACCTGGATCGGTAGCTCCGTCTGCTATTGTAGTTGTGTGTGTATCAGCGTTTGTAGTTATGCCTTCTGTGCCATAACTAAAAGCTTCTGCGATTAATTCAAGATTGGTGTTTGTAGTATCACCCCATGTTCCACTAGCATCACCAGTAGCCAATTCGTTTAATCTTAAATCATTTACATATGAACTTGCCATTTTATTTCCTCGTTAAAAATTATACTTTATATTTTATGCGACATCACTCCAATTTGGAGATTGCGTTGTTGTTATTATTGCATAGTTAGGATTTTGGGTGTCTATGACTATACCCCAAACCTGAACTTTTTCTAAATTTAATACTAAAGAATCTAATGTTATTAAAGATATATTAGCATCTGCTTTTGTTGTTACTGTAGGATTTGGTATTGATACTCCAAAACCTGTAACATTAAGAATATTGTTAGTTATTAAACTTTCATTACCTAGTGCGGATGTTGCTGCTGCTAGAGTAATAGGTACATTAGCTGTACCAGTAACTGTTTCGTCACCTACTGAAAGAGTAGATGCAACTGCTGATACTCCTGTAACTGCTGTGCCATTGTCTAATGCACTTGTTCCTACTAGACCTGTGACTGGTACAGGTAAAGGTTCACCAAAGGTTAATTGACCCCAGGTACCTCTACCCCAACCATTAATATTCGGCATGAACTACTAAGCTATTCTTATAATAGCGTTTGAAGCATCTGCTGCTGGGAATTGAATAGTAAAATCACCTGCTGTAGAAGTTTTATCTGCACCAAAATCTAATACTGCAACAGACTTATCACTATTAGTATCGTTGTATATTAAACAACCTCTTGCTGTAATAGTACAGTTACTAAATGTTAAATCTGCAAAATCAGCTATAGCCGTAGTTCCACTAGCTACAGGGGTTACATTAGTTAATGCTGATCCTGTTGCTGTATAGTTGGTTCCACTAGCTTCATTAGAACTAGTATATGCAGTTGTAGTAGCACCTAAAGATGCAGAACTTGTATATAAGGCTAACTTAAAACTATTACCTCCATTGGTAAAGTTATGAGTCCCTTTCATTAATTCTACTTTAAATGATGTACACATTGCCTGTGATATTGCCATTATAATCTCCTAATAATATCAGCCATATCTTTATGACCTTGTTTTTCTAATAATCCTGCCATAGTAGCTCTATCGCTAGCTATAGCCTGTTTCATATACAAGAACACTACTGTTTGTATGTGTTCTTTAAATGCGTGTGCTTGTGCTTTAATCATAGGATCAGCGTTTTCGCTAACCTCTACAAGCCTTTCCATGATTCTTCCTGTCCAATATTCAGGAGTTAATCCCTCATTTTGAGTTGTTTGAACCCCTACATTACCTACTTGTCCACTAAACATTATGTTACTTGTTGCCTTACAGGACCACTTCTGTAATTATCTTTAGTGTTTTTACCTTCAGCTAATGACTTTAATCTTGATATAGCTTCGTTAAATCTGTTTTGATAGTTAGTTAATATATCAGGTTCACCCTTCATAAAGGTATAAGCTTCTATTAATGAACCATATAATAAACAATTTGGAGCATTGTCACTCAACCAACTTGTTCCATCTGCTGTAGTTGTCATAGATTGAGGTCTATATTCATAATGTAGTTCTGCTGTTAAATTTGCATTAGGAGTAGGTGCTAGTATAAATGTATCATCATCAAATCTAGCGTAGTATTTAGGTATTCCTGTTACAGAGCTATTTGGATAAGCCTCTCTAAGAAAAGCTACATCTTTATATAGTAAAAATTCATACCCACTATTATCTATAGCAAGTGAATGTGGTGCTAAAAAGTCAGAAGGAGTAGCTAAATACTCATTATTAGCTGTTACATTTCCAGTTACATTTTTTCTAGAAAATGGTAATGAAACTAATTTTTGTATTCTATCTTCTGTATTAACAATAAACTCGTCTAGATTGTTTACAAAAGTTACTTCTGTATTATTTGTATAATCTTGTATTGCTGTTTTTAATGTTGTAAATGTCCAAGCCATTATTCTATACTCACTTTAACTGTTCCTACTTCAGTCCTAGATATTAAACCTGTTCCTGATACTGGATTAAATCCATAATAAGATGTTGATTCTTTTCTTCCCCTATCTGGTCTTGGATCAAACAATGCTTGATTATCTGATGTATCAACTTCCCCAATTTTAAGTTGTGGATGATCTACATCAAAACAATAAGAACAAACCTTTAATCCATTACGAATACTATCTTGTATTTCATATTTTAAATCATTTAGCTTATAAGTAAAACCACATCTATCGCAGTCCCCTAAAGCTCTCTTACCTGCCGCAAACATTATGAATAAGAACTAAGGTCAGGTACAAATCTAACTGAAGCCTTGTCTCTGTCTGCGTCACTCACGTCATTCCAAAGCTCATCATACCTTTGCTTTATCATTGGAACTCTATTTTGTGCTTCTGGCATTTTGCAAGCTAAGTTATAAGCTAGTGCATATGTTAAACAAGGAAGATATCTACTAGGAACATCAGGATTGTTACTTGCTACATCTCCTGCATCTTCTATTCTTTTTATGTAATCGTAAACTAATGTATATGTTTCTGACGCATCTGGAGTTGCCCATAAAACAATACTATTTGAACTAGTTCCTTTATCTACAAAAAACTGTGTAGGCTTTGATTGTAGTAATTTTACAGCTTGATGATTGTATTCTGTTCTAGATATTCTATTAAGTCTTTGGTCAAACTGATTAGTTATTTCTCCAGCATCGGTTCTAATAAAAGCATCTACTACTTCTAAAGCACTTGATTCTATTTCGTAGCTACCTGTTCCAGCAACAAGAGTCTGTGTACCTTGCTCTATCTTCCAAAGGTTTAATCCTTTGTTTTGCCATTCTAAAAATATAAGATTTAAAGCTCTTTTAGCTCCTCTATAATCGTAACCCGAACGAAGTTCACTACCGCATAGATCATAGGCTTCTTCCATGATATCGGCTAAGTCTAATGTAAATGCTGTTGTTCCACTTGTTGCCATTATTTATCCTTTATTAACACTTCCACCTTCTACGAGCCTGTCTGATTCTTGAGTCAGGATCGTTTCTGGTTTCTGCTGAACTATTTTTTAGTTGTCCTGCTGATCTTGCACAATAAGATTTTCTTCGTTTAGCTGCTTTACTACCTTTCTTTACTGTACCAGTTACTGCTGTTTTTAACTTAGAACCAGGATTTGCTTTGCGATAAGCAGCAACTCCTTTCTTAGTCATTCCAGCACCAGACTTAGTAGAACGATAGTTAGCACCTTTACCTTTGGTCGTCTTAGGTATAGGACTATCTTTTTTTCTCATTGTAAAAAACTATTTAATAGTTATTTATTTTTTTTCATTGATGGTTCGGTCATTCCACCGCCACCAAATCTTTTCTGAACATCATCTTTGTTAGACATAGTTTTGTCCATCATCATTGTTTTTCCGCCACCCATATACAACTTACCGCCTGCACGATACATAGCACTCATAGGAGCATTTGGCATCATTCCGCCATTGTTATAACCCATATTTTTATCCATTCTATTGCCTGAGTTAGTGACATTTTTTCTTTTTAAGCCCATATCTTTCATTGGCATAATAAATTCCTCTATTTTTTAACAGATTTAACTGTTGGTTTTTTTTGTTTATAATTGTTTTTAAGCATGAAATACAGTCATTGTTAAAAATGTTGATACTGTATATTGAATATAAATGCCATCAACAAATAACACACCTTCGTCTGGTATGACTACATCTCTTGTTGCATCAGCGTCACCTACAGAACTTAATCCTAAAATACTTGTTCCGCTAGGAGAGTTCTTTAGAAAATCTACAGTTCCTGCTGTTGCTGTGCTGGTTAAAAATACACCTTTCAATCTACTTCTACCTGCAAATACTACATCTGCTGCTGAAGCATTAACTCCTGCTGAGACATTGCCTGCTGGGTTACCCACAGCAGTTATCGAAGCAATAGTTAAAAAGAACACCGCTCCAGTAGCTGTACCTGCATTGGCACCTGTAATGGATTCTGTTTGAGCAGCTCCATTAATATCAGTTCCCACAACAGTAAATGATTTACCAGAGTCATTCCCAGCAGAAAGAATCGTTACAATCCTTCCATGACTGAGTGCAACTGCACCACCTGAAGCTAACGCACCACCTATTACAAGTGCTGCGTTATTTCCAACTGATGTTGCTACTGATATTCCATCGGCATCTAAGGCTACTGTGTCGGCAGTAATAGTTACTGCTTGTACATCTGAAATACCCATAATTTACTCCTTAACTAAGGTTTAAGTTAATTAGTGAGTATTCTGTATTTGCTGATACAGCCATTACGTCACCAACTTCCATCAACACATTGTCTGTTGCTGGAGCTACGCCACCTGCTGTACCACCTGAACGAACTGCTGCATTACCTGCAACTACTGTTCCTACAGTTAATAAAGCTGCTGGTCCTTTAATAACAGCCCAACCAAACTTGTTTGCTGCCATATCTCTTACTGTAGCACCCATTAAAGCACCTGTTTCTGTTGCTGGTGCAACTATTAGGTCATTACTTGGGTCAGCTAATAATGTTAGCTGTGAGTTAGTTGTTAAAGCAGTTGCTAAAGCATCGTAACAAGTAATTATTATTGAAGGGTCTGCTGAATGGTCATGTGCTGGATTAGATTTAACTCTAAGCATTTGTCCTTCACCATTTACATCGTTTACCCAAAGGTAACCATTTGCATATTGGTTTAGAGTAATGTCAGTACCGCCTGTTTCTACAGAGATGGCTGTTTGACCTATTGCTACTACTGCTGTTGCAGACATATTTGCATGGTCAGAAACTACTGCTGGTTGTTGTAATAACTTACCTGCTGTTACTGCTGAACCACCAATGCCTACATAACGATAAACATTGTTACCGTAAATTAGTTTTGCACCTAAATCAAATGCTGCTGTTGTATCTTCTGCATAAGGGTTTGCTGTAGCTATTAATGAGCCACCTTTACCAACGATTAAGTCTGCTGGTCCAAATCCTGTAGTTGATGTGTATTTTAAATGAGAACCATCTTTAACTAAAAGTTGGTCATCTACTGTTAGATCATTATCTATATCTACTGATCCATTAATTTGAGCATTACCAGTAGAATCAAAATCAACGACAGTCGTAACTGCACCTGTTGATGAATCTATTGTAATTACTTCAAATCCGTTTTCGGACCTAACTGGTCCATTAAATGTTGTGTTAGCCATGCTTTTCTCCTGAAAGAAATAATTTATCATCTTGGCAAAGTCTGCTAGGGCAGTTGATAAATTGATTAATAAAAATACCTAGATTTATAATATAACATAAAAAAGGGGAGCGTATGCTCCCCTTTAAAGTTCTTACGAACTACCTGGTGATCCGAAGATACCGAGTGGATCAGATACACCGAAAGAATATCTTTCTCTCGCTTTATATCTAACATTACCAGTATCAAAGTCTCCGTCCATAGTAGTAGTCATAGGTGCTCTAACAAAATGCTTCATTCCGTCAGGAACATCAGTAGTAATAAAGAACGCATTAGTATCAGTTAAATAATGATTAACTGAATAGCCTTCTGGAATTACTCCATTAGTTTTGACCGCATTTATGTCATTGTCAGCAGTTCCAACTTTATAATCACTCTGTAACAATCTAGTTGCTACAAACTGTAAGTCTGATGGAATTATAAGCTTTCTAGCTTTTGCTGCAATTTTAAGTCCCCTTTCGTCTGTCCACTTGCCTATTTGAATGATTGCATCTTCTAGAGATGTTTCATTTAAATCTGCAGCAACAGAAGGTCTATTACTATTTGTACCGCCGTTTACAAGGGGGTGAGCTGTATTAAATAATGACACAGCGTCTCCTCCAGTAAAACTACCAAAACCATTATTAAGTGGAAATGCTGATTTTACTTGTTTTGTATAAGACATCGCACGAGCTAAAGCTTTAGTGTATCTAGCAGAAACAGACACATAAAGATTATCTTCCATTGCCTCCTCTGTAATACTGAATCCTAAACCAATAGTTTCATGTGTATATCTTGCGACATAAGATTCTTGAGCAGTATCATATGTGATAGCTGATCCTTCATCTTTTACTGGAGCGGCTCCAAAACCAGATAACTTTAATTCTTCTTCAAAACTTCTTTCAGAATTTTCAGTTACATAGATTTCTTCGTGCTCGTTTTCATAACGATTATATTCTTCACCGAATAGTGCGTTTAGTCCAGGTAAGAGTTGTTTTAACTCATTAGCTCTTGAAATAGCTGCCATAATTTACTCCTTAACCTATACCAGTTGTGTTTAACAACTGATGTCCGACATTAAACATTACTAATACATCAGTATGGCTATCGCCTACAGCACTATCAGGACCATCGATAAAATCGACTATCTTTAAAGGTAGTGTTGCAGTTGCTGCTGCCGTTGATATATCAACCGTATTTTTGCTAGTACCAATAGCTGTACTTCCTGCAGTTTGTGTAACATTACAGTTCTTCCCTAGATCATCTAGAGTAGCAGAACCATCACATTGCATTTGCATTAGTATAAAAGGGTCACTAGCAACATAAGCCACAATATCGTCACTTGCTAAATTAGCATTGTACATTTGATTGGGCGTGAATTGCCCTGTAGAAGGGTCGGTGTAAGCACAACCAAGAAAAACACCAATTGGTGTACAAGCACTAGTACCTTCATCTTTTTGGATGGTGGTATTAGGATTGTCGTCACCCCACTTTACAAAATCGCCATAGAATATGTTTGTATCATACGCATTTTTAATTTTATAGTGTGTAACTTTTCCTTGATAAGGACTTCCAACAACAGTTCCAACAGGCTTTGCTCCGTTAGGAGTTGAACTTGATGACATAATTGTCTCCTTATTAAATAATTATAAATAAGAAACTATGAATCTTTACCAAAGGTCGTTCTTGATTTTCTCTCAAAAACTTGCTTAGTAGCCATTCTAGAATCTTGGTCTTTAAAATATGTGTTATCGACAGAGTCTACTTGAGATTGAGCTAAATCATTAAAATAATTATCTCTAGCTTCCGCTTTCTCTTTAGGCATCTTACATAACAACTGACCACCAATTTCCACATTACCTTTAACTGACCATTCTGAGTTATGGTCCATCATGTGAATTTGTAGTTCTGGATGATCCTCTAATCTACAAGGCTCCCATCCTTCCCTAAATTTCCTAGATACATTAGGATTATCAGCTTGTCCCAAAAGACTCGTTCTGATATACCTAAATACCCAACCTGCTTGTTCAGTAGGTGCTGGTAAATTTGATGGATTTTCCCAGCTTTGTATACGCTGAGAAGCCTCTCGGCTTTCTATTTCCCTAGGGGTACGCTCTGCTACTTTTTCTGTGCTAGCAGTTTTAAGTTCTTTATTATCTATTTCTGACATTTAAGACTCCTTTAATAGTTGGTTTGCATACTGCTCTGGAGTTATATTAAGTCGCCTTGCGAGAGCAACTTGACTCTGAGTCAGATGGATTTTGCGAGGTGGTTTACCGCTATTCCTCGTGGCGGGTGCTACAGGGTTCATTACCTGTCTCTTTGGTGCTTGTTGAATTACTTCTGTTTCATTAGAAGCTACATCTTGAACACCGAAAAAATTGGGGAATTGTTGTTTCATCTTTGCATCAACTTCAGAATAATACTTCTGAGAATCTTTAGCAGGATCAATTCCATTGGCTTGTAGTGATTGGTCTACATACATAGCAAAAGAAGTCATTTCTTTGTGCGATGAATCAGTTCCCATAAACCAAGGATTTTTCCTTGACCAATCATCCATGTCTGGGTCAGCTTGTTTTACAACTTGCTGTTGTTGTTGTACTGGTTCTACATATTGTGATGCAATGTTGTGTTGCATTGTTTGTGCATAATTACCAGCTTGTTGTTCTGCAAGAGTTGCTTGTGCTAATTCAGCTTGTGATGCCGACATAGCATCTGCATCGCCTTCTTCGTAAGCCTTTTTAAAAGTCTGCTGTGCATTGTATTTAGCCCATTGAGCATTATTAAGTGCTTGCTTATTAAGTACATCTCCACCTTGAGTTACAACTGATTGTAGCTTTTGGTTTTCAGACATTAAATTTTGTAATGCCTTTACAGCTTCCTGAGACTCTCTTAGAGCTTGTTCTTTTGCTCTACGCTCCTCATGGTACTCGTATTTAATTTTACTTATTCTATCGCCAGCTCTCTTACTGTAATCTGTAATCTCTTTATCTACAGTTTCATCATCTACAGGAGCTTCGTTTGTTTCAACTTTAGCGTCTCTTCTGTCTTGTTCAGGAATATCATTAACAATTTCTACTTCTACTTCATTACTTGATGAAGTATTTATTTCATTTGCAACACCAAAAAATCTATCTTCTGTAGATTGTGAAGCCGCTCCTGGGTTTGTATCAATAACTTGTTCAATGCTCTCACTCATGCTCTTACTACTCCTGTTGGGTCATCAACGACTGCTTCCACAGTATCGTCATTTATTAAACGAAACTCTTTCCCATACATTTTCATGCGAGTGCCTGAGTAAGCACGGAATATAACCCAATCACCTTCTTTGCACCAAGGTCCTGTTGGGAACCTTTTAGGATCACCGTAAGCTTCTGAACCTAACTTTAAAACAAACCCACAAATATTGGAGGTTTCTTCGTCTATTACAGTTTTAGTAGCCTTTATGATTCCACCATCAGTCTTTTCTTTAGCCTGTGGCATTGCAACTAGCACTTTCCAGCCTTTTGGTTGAGGTAACTGACTTTTAATTTCATCACTTACATCTGGCTTTTCAACACTATCTGGTTTTGGTATCTTTACCGCTTTTACTTCTTTTTTTTCACTCATATTTTGCACGACTTTTAGGTGTCGAGTTCCTATTTTATTATGTGTTGTTCTTTCCAATCAAGAACTTCACGCTCTGCAAGGGCTAATCCCTCTATAACTCCTGTCATTCTCTTATACTCAGCAAAGTCTTTACAACCTCCTGTAGATATATGATCTGAACATTCGTTCATTAATTCTCTCAATTTCTTAGTTAAGAAAACGGAAAGTGATTGCTCTTTAATATCATTATTCATTCAGATTGATATCATTAACTAAATCTTTAGCAATGTCAAGTCCAAACCTTACATCATCTTTAACTTTCTTATCTTCGCTTTCTTTTCTATCTAGCAAATCGCTAGCAATACGCTGTCCTACATTCATTCCAGCAATTTCTGATTGAGATTTAATTCTAGCTTCTTCTAATTCTTTATTAGTTTTAAGTCTAGCAGCATCAATCATTATTTTAGATTCATCTATTTGTTGCTTATTAGCTACTTGAGTTTCTTTAATCTCTAGTTCTTTTTGTTTTGCTAATATTAATGGGTCTTGTGCTTGTTCTTGTATTCTTGCTTGTTCAGCTTGTGCAGCATTTGTAGAAGCTACTCGTTTAGCTGCTTCTGCAACTAGAGTAGATATACGTTTTTCTACATCTGCTGGTAAAGGCTCACCTACTGGAGGTAGCTCTATACCCATCTCTCTTTCAACTTGTTGTCTAAACTGTAATGCAAGATGTTGCATAATGTAGTCTGAGCCAGCACTTTGAATAGTTTGAGCATTTGGACTCTGTTGTATTTTTGCAAGAATATTTGGGTCTTGTTGTGCAGAAGCCAATGTTTGTATATGAGCTTCATGGTCTTGTGACTCATATGCTTGTACAGCTTTACCATTAAGTATGTTCTGTACTGCTGTAACTGGATCAACTGCTGGTACATCCTCTTGAGGAGGTATTATAGTATCTACATCTTTGATGCCTAATACTTCTAGCATTTGTCTATGTAATTGAGCTAGGTCATACAACTGTGGTGCTTGTTGAGCTAATTGCATTGCCGCTTGATACTGCATAATTCTTTGAGCCATTGTCGCTGCGTTTGGATCAGAAACAGGTAGTATGTCTACTCTGTTATCAAAATCTTGTAACTTTATCTGCTGACCTTCTTCTACTTCGTAAGGGTAATTAGGCTCTGTAAAGTCTTTAATTACTGTTACAAGTATCTCAAATTCTCTTTTCATGGAAGCATGTAGTCTTGCTTGAACAGCACTCATAACTTTCATGTTTCTTTCTAGCAATGCTAGAGTTGTTCCAACAGGTGCCTGACTATTCATGTCAGATGTTTTCATTTCAGCTATGCTAGCAAACTTCTTGCCTTCTTCTACTATGTTTCCTAGTAGTGAGAACAAGGTTGCTGAAGGTTCTTTATATGGTAAGAAGGTTATATTGTCTCTAATAGCACCACCTGGTACATCTACATCTCTAAACTCACCTGGCATTATAGGACTGTCATCACCTTTGATACGAAGTCCTCTAGATTTCAAACCACCTGGTAAATTACTTAAAGTACCTGCATCTACTAACTGTCTTAATATTGATGTAGCTGATTTAGCTAATCCACCAATCATATGTATTAAACCAAAACCATAAAAGCCTAGACCTGGTAGGTATTGGTAATGTACAAAGTGCATCCTTCTTAATTTTGCAACATCATCTTCGTAATAGTTTCTTCTAATACTAAGAATAATGCCTGAAGGACTATCTATTGAGATAACATAAGGTAACGCTATACCTGTATCTTCTCCATTTTCATCCTTATCCTCAAACCCTTTAAGGTCTAAGTCTACCTGCATTTCTAATATTGTATGACGAGTATCATAGCTATAACTTTCTGAATGACCTGTCATATCACTATACTTTTTAGCAATATCTGATGACGAAGGTTTTGCATCTGGTAATTCTATGTCTCTATAAAATCCACTAACCTGCATTTTTCTTACATCATTAGCTGACTTCTTCATTACATGAGTAGCTCTTTCACATGTCTCTAAATCACTTGCACCATAATTAACTACAACATCCTCTGCTGGTACAAATATACCGCTTGGTCTGTTTAGTGTTGGGTCAAAATAAACTTTTCTAAATGCTGAACCTGCTAAAGGCAAAGAAAATAACATCTTCTCTGTTTCGCCACGATATTCAGTCATCTCATAAGTAAGAAGATAATTTAAATAATCTTGTACTCTTTGACTTTGTTTTTCTTTGGTTGAATCTATTGGTCCTACTATTTTAGTTCTAACTGGACCTGCTGCTGGAAATATCTCTGATATAGCTTGTGATTGGAATTTAATTACCGCTTCACTAAGCATAGGATGGAATACACCGCACGCTCCTGCCCATCTGCGCTGGGCCTAGTGACGTACCAAGTATGGCTAGGCCTGTTGTGTTAGGCATGAGTTGAGCCACGACAATGGCACTGATCACATCCTCTACCACTACACACAC